TGCCCATGCGCTGAGCCAAGCCCGTACTCGGCCCGCCATCGACGAAGGTCTGTAGCGAGGAGGAGGTCGCGCCGATGCGGGAACCCACGCTCGTGGACACTCGACCCTTGATCAGTTCATCCAGGGTGGTGCTGGTGACGCCGCATTTCGTACCGAGGGTGGTGAAGCTCATGAGTGCCATCTCCTAACGGGAAGAAGCCGACTTTTTGAGCCTGGGACGCCGCGCGATCAAGCGGAGCGGGCCCACGAACCCACCACCAACCAGGGCGAGTTTCTTAAGCGCCCATAAAAGAGCGTCCATGAACAAGAACCTCGGAGGGCGCCCCCCGAAGCTGAAGCCAGATGCGACCACGCTGAAACAGCTGGCCGGTCTTGGCGCGATCCTCTGCACCACGAAGGAAGCCGCCGCTGCGCTCGACGTGAGCGAGCCGACCTTCCTCAAGTTCCTCGCCGATCACCCGGAGGCCAAGGCGGCGTTCGAGGACGGCAAGGGGAAGGGCAAGATGTCCCTGAGGCGCTCGCAGTTCCGCCTGGCGGAGAAGAACGCCGCGATGGCGATCTTCTTGGGCAAGAACTACCTCGGCCAGACGGACAGGCAGGAACACACCGGCGCTGATGGCGGGCCTATCCAGTTCGCGAACATGAGCCGCGAGGAGCGGCGAGCTCGCATCGCCGAGCTCGAGGAGCGACGCCGTGGCGCTGAGCGAAGCGGAGGAGATTGAGCTTCTCGCGCTTCTCGAAGCCGAGGCGGAGGCCGAGGAGGCGGATCGTGTCGCGCGGGAGGCGGGCGGCTGGGCTGCAGAGCGCGCCAAGTGCGCCGCCGACCCGTGCTACTGGTTCGACCAGTGGGTCTATACCTACGACCCGCGCCTGATCGGCCAGCGAAACGCGGACGGCACGAAGAAGAGCCCGTTCGTCAAGTTCGTGCTCTGGCCGAAGCAGCGCGAACTCGTCCGATGGATCCTCGAACGGATCGAGGCGAACGAAGAGGGGCTGGTTGAGAAGAGCCGCGACACCGGCGCCACCTACGTCTTCGCCGGCGTCATGCTCCACCAATGGCTGTTCAACCCCGGCTTCAAGGCGACGTTCGGCTCGCGGAAGGTTGATTACGTCGACAAAAAGGACAACCCGGACAGCATCTTCACCAAGCTGCGGATCATGCTCCGTCGACTGCCGGCCGAGCTGATGCCCGAGGGCTTCTCGGACGCCCAGAACGACAACTACATGCGGCTCAGCAACCCCGCGACTGAGGCGACGATCTCGGGTGAAGGGGGCGAGGACATGGGCCGCGGCGGGCGCTCGTCGGCCTACGTCGTGGACGAGGCCGCCTTTGTGCCGAACGCCGAGACGATCGAGAAGTCGCTTTCGGGCAACACCGACTGCGTGTTCTGGGTGAGCAGCGTCAACGGCATGGGCAACCTCTTCGCCCGCAAGCGCCACTCGATCCTGAAGCCTCACCAGATATTCCGCCTGCACTGGCGCGATGACCCGCGCAAGACCGATGCATGGGCGGCGGCCAAGGAAGCCAGCTTCTCCGACCCGACGACCTGGGCGAGTGAGTACGACATCGACTACAGCGCCTCGGTCGAGGGCATCTGCATCCCCGCCCTATGGGTGGAGAGCGCCAAAAGGCTGGCGAAGCTGGAACCGCGGCTCAGGGCGTCGAACGCCATTCGGCTCGGCGTCGACGTCGGCGCCGGCAAGTCGAAGTCAGTCACCGTGCCACGGGCGGGCGTGGTCGTTCTGCCGCCGCGGTCGCGCGGGCAGCCTGACACCACCGGGACAGCCCATTGGGCGCTGGACATCGCTCGGGAGCTTAAGGCGAACGAACTGAACTTCGACGCGCCAGGCGTCGGCGCCGGCGTCGCTTCGACTCTGACACACAATGAGGTGCCAGGTCTGACGGTCTCGCCGATCAACACTGGCCTACCGCCGACCGAGAACGAATGGCCGGATGGCCGCAAGTCCGAGGAGATGTTCGGCAATTCGAAAGCCGAGATTTGGTGGCTGTGCCGCACGGCGCTCCAGCGGACGCACGAACACGTCGCCTTCCTCGAGGGCAAGGAGGGCGGGGTCGAGCACGCAGTCAGCGAGCTGCTCGCCCTGCCTTCAGGCGACAAGGAAAGCGACACGCTGAACTTGCAGCTGTCGTTGGTGAAGTGGGGCCGCAACGAGAAGGGCAAGATCGTGATCGAGACGAAAGACGCCCTGAAGCGCCGCGGTATCGCGAGCCCGGACTATGCCGACGCCCTGATGCTCACGTTCGTGGATCCTCCGGAGGAGGAAATCACGGTCATCCGAAAGGTGGCCTTCCGTGCCCGTTAACGAGAGCGACGCCGCGTGGGCGCAGTACCACACCGACCGGGTACGTGTTGGCCAGGTCCTGGCCGGCAAGGAGACCGCCAAAGCACTAGTTCGCGGCCTGCCCGGTTGGGACGCGCCCACGCTGCAGAACATCCAGGAGGGCGCATACTTCCTGCCCATGGTGGCGCGCACGCTGGAGACGTTCAGCGGTCTCGTGTTTCTGAAAAGCCCCACCCGGACGTTCCCGGCAGGTCTGGAAGAACTCTCCGACGACATCACGCAAACTGGGCAGGAGATCGACCGCTTTGCGGAGGCGGCGCTCGACGGCGTTTTAACCACCGGCGCGGTCGGTGTTCTGGTCGACTATCCGCAGACGCCAGAGGGGGTGACGCGGGCGGACGCCGAGGCGAATGGCTATCGGCCGTCCCTTAGGCTGTACGACGCCACCACCATTCTGGCGGCGCGGGTTACGAAGGTGGGAGGCGCGCTGCGCCTGTCGCATGTTCGGCTGCTGGAGGGCTACGAGGTCGCCGGGGCCGATGAGTTCACCGTCAGGACGGAGCCTCAGATCAGGGTGCTCGACCTTGGCACCGACGGCTCCTATCGGCAGCGCGTGTTCCGGAAAGCGACGGCCAACGCCGACTGGTCGGTGCACGAGACGATTACGCCGACCATGGCGGGCAAGGCCATCACCGAGATCCCGATGTTCTTCTCGAACACGCGGGACGGCGAGGCGCGGTGCGAGAAGCCGCCGCTCACCGACCTCGCGGACATCAATATCGCGCATTTGAACAACAGTGCCCAAGCGGAATGGGCGCTCGCCTGGCTGGGCGCGCCTATGCTCTTCGGTTCCGGCATCAAGCTTGCCGAGGGCGAGACGATCATGATGGGCTCTTCGGAGGCCATTGTATCGCCGACCGTCGGCGCGAAGCTCGAAGTTGTGCAGGCCGGACCAGAGGCCGTCGGCGCCTTGAAACAGGCGATGGACGACAAGCGCCGTGACGCCGCCGCGCTGGGCGCCCGCATGCTGCTCGAAGGTCCGAAGGCAGCCATCGCGGCCGAGACCGCCCGGATCGAGCGCGCCGGCGAGACCTCGGTGATCGGCTCCATCGCGAACGCGGTGTCGCAGTGCCTGACCAACGCCCTTCGCTTCATGGCGCAATGGGCAGGCATCAGCGGCGACGTGCTTTACTGGCTCAACACCGACCTGATGCCGACCCGAATGACGCCTCAGGAACTGCAGGCGCTCCTGCTCGCCTGGCAGGGCGGGGCGATTTCGAAGCGGGAGCTCTTTGCGCGCTTCCAGGAGGCTGAAGTCGTCGACCCGGCCAAGAGCTTCGAAGACCACGAGGAGGAGATCGCCGAAGAGGGGCCGCCCCTCGGTGAACTCGCGGACGACGCTGACGGACAAGGAGCGCCCGCCGAGGCGGCCTGAACGTGACCCCCGGTGAGAAGATCAGCAACGAGGCGATTCTCCATCGCATCGGTTTGAACCGCTACAGCACCGCGCTCGTCCGCAAGACTCTCGCCCAGCTGAACCGGACCGAAAAGGCAGTGCAGGAGCGGCTCCAGCGCGCCCACAATGAGGGCAAAGACCCGAAGCGGCTTGAAGCGCTGCTCGGTGAGGTCCGCCAGTTGCAGGCCGACGGCTGGACGGTTGTCCGCAGCCGCCTTGGCGAGGAACTCTCTGGCTTGGCGGAGAGCGAGCGGGATTTCGCGGCCGGCCTGCTCAATATCGGCGGCGTGCGCACCGCCGACCTGCCCACCGTCTCCCAGGTCATGGCGGCGGTCAGGGCGCGACCGTTTCAGGGCCGCTTCCTGAAGGACTGGCTCGCCGAGGCCGAGGAAGGCGCCGCCAAGCGCGTGCGCGAGACGATCCGGCAGGGCTTCATCGAAGGGCGCACCGTCGACCAGATGGTCACCGCGATCCGGGGCACGAAGGCCAACCAGTTCAAGGACGGGATTCTCGAGGTCAACCGCCGCGGCGCGGAAGCCATGGTCCGGACGGCCGTGACGCACACCGCCTCGGTGGCCTCGGCTGAGACCTATGCGGCCATGGGCGACATGGTGACGGGCGTCGAGTGGGTTTCGACCTTGGATAGCCGCACGACGGTCATCTGCGCGGGCCGCGACGGCAAGGTCTACCCGGTGGACAGCGGCCCACGGCCGCCGGCGCACGTGAACTGCCGCTCGACCACCATCCCTCGCATCGCGGGCGTGGAGCCGATCAAGCGCACCACCTATGGGGACTGGCTGAAGGGCCAGCCGGCAAAGGTGCAGGACGAGGTCCTCGGCGCGTCGAAGGCGGCGCTTTTCCGCACCGGCGGGCTGAAGGTGGACCGCTTCACCGACGCGGCTGGCAAGGAACTGACGCTCGACCAACTGAAGGCGAAGAACGCGGCCGCATTCGACCGAGCCGGCCTCACGCATCCGATGCAGGCGCCGCGAGGCGCGCCGAAAGATGAGATCGCTCGCTTCCTGGCCGATGAGAGCGCCCAGCGGACGCTGCTGCAGGATCTCATGGGCGGCGCGTCACAGGCCGCCTACCATCGCCAGGTCGTTGAGCGGGTGGCCGGCCGGGAGAAGTGGACGGCGCCGACGAACGACCTAATGGCGGTACGCCACTACACCGGCCACGCCTACGCCGGCATCAACAAGCGAATGCGCGAGAGCGGCGGTACCTTGGAAGACCGCCAGTTCAGCGCGCTCGCCTCGCGGGCCGTCGAGCAGTTGCCGGATTTCGTCCAGGAGGTTTGGCGCGCGCCGGAGACCCGAGCCGACGTCGCTGATCGGATGTGGGACCGCGCCATCGAGGGCGAGGACCTGGACCTCGGCAATCAGCTGCTGTCGTTCAGCACCAAACTGTCGGTCGCCGCAGCGTGGGCCCGGACGGCGGACGTGCTGCTGTTGATCCGAAAGCCGCGCATTGGCGCCTATATCGAGCCGATCAGCCAGGCACCGGGGGAGGAGGAGGTACTGTTTCCCCTCGGATTGAAGTATGCTGTGGTCGCTAAGCGTGAAGAGACGCTGACGGTCGGCGGTCGCCAACGCCGTTTCCGCGTCATTGAACTGGAGATCAGGCCGTGAGCCGCGACCATCGCGAGCACTACACGCCCGAGCAGCTCTACGCGGCCGGGCAGCGCATGACGGATCACTACACGGTCGCCGACGCCGTGGAGGATTACCTCGGCATGCACCCGGAGGCCGACGAGGACCGGGTCCGCGCCGACATCGAGAAGGTCGCCGCCTGACCGAAAAGCCGATCAGCCTGCTCCGCGTCATCGACGGCGGCGCTTCCTCGAAGCCGAAGAAGCCGAGGAAGGACCGGGCCAAGAAGGTCTGGGAATGCAGGGCGTGCCTGGTTGAGATCGGCGTCGCGACCCGCGCGCTCATCAAGGTCCGCTACGGCGCCGAAGAGGACGGCCAACTTCGCATCAGCGGCGGGCGAGACAGTTGGGTTTGCGCGTCGTGCCTGTCGAGGGGCAAGTTCACGCAGCAGGTCAGCTGATGAGCACCCAGCTGGAACTGTTCAAGGCGCACCGAGAAGCGCAGGGGAAGTACACCTATTTCGTGCTGGCAGCCGCCGGCGCCGGCATCGCCTTTGCCCTCAACCAGACGAAAGGCCAGGCGCTGGAAGCGTCGCACGCCCTGGTCGGGGCGGCGGTCCTGAGTTGGGCCCTGAGCTTCTGGAGTGGCTGCCACTATCTGCGCCTGACGCAGTCGTTCCTGAACATGAACGGAGAAGTTCTCCGCATCGAAGAAGGCCGTCACGCGCAATACCCGCGGCACCCAGATGTGGTTTCGGCCGCCCACGGCGCTCTGGACAAGCTGAACACGAAGCTGGGCCGGTGGTCGTATTTCCAGCTGGTCACGCTCTACTGTGGCGCCCTGTTCTACATCGCGTGGCACGCGCTCGACATGTACCTGCGCTCGTAACCGCGGCACCTCCGACCATCATCTGACCTTCGGCGCCTGTGCAGAGCCGGGCCCGCCAAGTTCGCCGAAACCGGCGATCTCCGACCCCTTGCAGAGCAGGGGTCTCCACCTGGGCGTCGTGCTGAGCCGCGCCCCCTCTGTCCGCTGAGCGGGAGGAACCACCACCATGAAGACCTACAACACCCAGCCGGTGGCTGGCGCGTCGTCGCGCGCTGGCTTGTTCGCGAGCACCTCGCTTTCGCCGATGCTTCGCGGCCCCATGGTCACCCACGCGCCGGAGAATGACGGCGGCGGAGGCCAAGGGGATGGCGAAGGGCAGGGCGACCCGCCAGCGCCGATCGATCCTGCCGCGCACGCCGCGCTCGCCGCTGCGCACGAGCGCCTCAAGAAGGACGCTAAGGCTGACCGGGACGCCCTCGCCGAGCTGCGAACCCAAGTCGAGGAGATCCAGGCCGAAAAGACCCGGGTCGAAGAGGAGAAGGCGCGGGCGAGCGGCGACGTCGAGGCCGTAAAGACGCAGTTGGAAACCAAGCACGCGCGCGAACTGAAGGCGCGGGATGACAAGATCGGCACCCTCGAGAAGCAACTCGAACGCCTG